AACAAACTCGTACAAAATAGTCGACGAAGTTTGCTTTACCGGCGTCAATTGATAAGGCATAGGAGGTTCACCTATTGTAGAAGTTAACGTAATCGGCGGGTAGGAAGAAACGTTAGGAGGACTACCAAGAATAGTGGCAGTATCAACATTAACATTAAAAGTTTGAGGCTGATAATACACTCGAGTAAATATATTATCAATAGTCGCCGTCTCATCGGTGCTACGAGGTAACGTAACGGCGATTCTAAACTTAAATCCTACTGTTTTTCCGTAATACATCCTAGATACCATGCCCATTGGAGAATAATAAAATTCATCCGGCTTCTCATACAAGAAACCAGATAGTGCATAGGTATTTATAGCTGTAGCGCCGGCGTTTATCTCCTGAGTTAACGCTTCGGTCTTATACATACGTCTAATGATATCACGCATGTTAATATTGGGCTTCAATCGAGTACATTCAATAGGTAATGATTGGCGTTCATTACTCAAATCTGGGTGTTGATCTTGCGGCTCATTCATGACTTGAATAGGTCCTGACTGAGGCTCAAAAACGCGGTCTGTGCGTTTTCTAACACGCCTGATGTGAGTTATAATACCATTGCGCATAATATAATTAGCGGGGTCATCGAAGAAAGCTGGGGGTAGTGCATAATCAGCTACGACCTTTTTCTTAATCTTGTCGGAATACCTTATCATTTCTGGTTGACTCAGAGCTGACGTATCGTCAGGAGCTATAGCTCCTATAAAACTTTTTGGAAGCTCAATGAAATCATCCTCGTTTAAGGTACCGTTATTTAAAGCTGGGGTTAAGGGTCCTACAATGTCGTTCCAACCTAAGTTGGAGGTAGTATAACCATAAAATTGTAAGTCCTCTTGACCACTCATATAAACATTAAACTCGACAGATGAAGGAGAGCCATCAGCTGAAACCAAGGGCTGAGCTACATAAATGTAGTACATACCATGAATTAAGCCCTCAGCACTAGTATCTTCGGCCCGTGGGCACAATGCATTCCTACATAAGTAGGGCAGAGAAACTGTATGATCTTGAGCTCCCTGCGTGAACTCCAAAAGATGTGAAGGAGCATTAACTACAGTAGCATAGACTGGCTGTGTATTAAAAGCTTCAGTACTAGGATTGTAGTATTTAATGACCTTCAATTTTACCTGTTGCTTGTTATTCATCACTGATTGTATCTTGATGTTAAGACCTCCTCTCCAGGCTCGATGCAATGAATGCATGAGTTCTAGATTGTTGGAGCATATGATACCATCAGCAGCCAAACCCGCACCTCCTTGGAAAGGGGAAATCGGACGACCCCATACTAATTTACCTAGTCGGTCCTCCTGAGAGACTGTAAAAGTTCCAATAAATTGGTCCTTTGATGTAATATGCGTAACATCCATCTCATCAGTTGGAGTGCCAAAGACATGTTCTGACAAAACTCGGTTTGTATTAGCATAAGGATCCAACTTCTCAAAGTATTGTTTACCATCAACCATATTTGCAAAATTCACATCTGTATTGATATAACGAGCGTCAATTACCGCCTCATTAGGATTATGTAATCCTGTGAGCTTACGAAGTGCGCCAATTCCTTTATCAAGGACATCGCCCACCAACTTAGTACCTTTACTGGCTACCGTTCCTATCAAACCTGGCATAATCGCAGATGACAGTCCTGACAGCAAGCCAGCTTGGGGAACAAGTTTGATGACTTCTGTCAATGCATCAGAAACAACCCATTGTTGCATCAATTGGGTTGCGGCACTAGCCAGACTAGTAGTAGCACTAACGATACTGAGTAATTGAGCTTTACTAAATCGCCGCTTAACCTTCTTATCGCCCGAAGGCAAGGATCGGTTAGCATCTCCAATATGTTTCATAATTTTTTCATAGTCATCATACACTGGGTTTAAGCTCCCGGATTGGGGGGCAAAAGCCAAGTAACGAGGTGTTGGTATGACCATATCTAAATGTTTGAAACATGCTTCCACCACAACAGATAATTCTATTGCGGAGTTATCGGAGACTGCAAGCGGATTCATGACAATAAACACTAAAGTACCATAATTGCCATTTATGGATGTTATATCAGCTGTGTTTCTATAAGCTACATCTCCGTCCATATCCAACGTCATCATATCAGTGTTGCAATACCAAGGAACTGGAATCACCACTGAGGTTGCTTCATTAGCAAATAAAAACGCATGAGGTCCAGTCAAAGCAGTATTTATAAGCAATGTTGCATCGGTGGGATATGAGGGCATAGGCGGAAGAACCGCAGCTAACAAACATCCAGCATGGCCGATTGTTCCGGCCATAGAGATATTAAGAACTAGATCAGAACGACCCAAGGCGGCCATTTTGAAAGCGTTCAACAAGTTAGGATTAGATCGAGCTATATCCCCGGGTAGAAAGCGAACAGCGCTACTAAGCACTGAAAATCTTTGCGCGGTGGTAGTATACATCACCTGATCTACAAAGAAAGGTCTCTCAATCCAAGGTTTAGCGTCGACGCGATACGCGTCGGGAATATTACTAACTTCATCAAACACTATATCGCGCTCATTAGTATTATCTACTATTGTGCGTGTGGTAACAGAGGCTACCTCAGTAGTCATATTCTCATCTTGTATCTTAAAATCACTGTTGGTTTTTTCCATAAATTCATTGTCTATTTGATTTGGTTGTGCAATGATCCATTTTGACGGGTCTTTATCATTATTATAACCCAACTTCCCATTTTTACATTCTCACGCCTAGCTACCATCCTGAAGAGGGATGATATTATAACTGTATATCGTGAAGAACGCGCTATAGGTTGCGACCCTGTTTGTCCAGTTAACTCTGGGACAGTATACTGTCATTATAGCAGATATTTGTAATCCTTTCCCATAAGTCGCAAAGTTGTAATGTATGCGTCATCACGCGAAAGGATTGCAATTATCTGCTCTTCGGTAAAAAGAGCTTCGAAAGGGTAATATTCTAAAAAGAGGGAGGTAAAAGCTTGGTATAAAGCCTTACTATGCAGATATGCTTCAATCTGTACAGCCCGCATCTTTCCAGGTATTACTTCCGATGGGTCTTTCTTCCGGTCCATCCACTGTATCGTTCCTAGCAAAGTTTCAACACTTAAGACCCCAACATACTTTTTAAGTATTGGGTGTTGTCTAAAATGTCTCTTTACAAAAGTAAGATTTATGAATGGTTGATGATGGGATTTAATAGGTGTCTTATCTCCGTTGGTACACGTCATTCCAAGTGACGTAGCAACTTCATTAATAGTCCGCAAATTAAACCACTTAACATCATCGCCAGCAGATCCTATAACCTTGTCATCTCCCATGACAAAATCAACGACCCTGCTGAAATCAGTCGTTGTTGGTTCGTCCTTATATCGATATAAAGTCAAAGCTGTTATACACTTATTGATTAAACAATTCATTAATAGAGTCAGCCAGGTTCCTGATGGTAAGCCATGCGTTGTAGCATGCAATTC